GATGGAGTCATGTACCTTAATGGATATTTAGTTGACCCACTTAAGATATACATATCTCTTACTTGTAAAAAACCAGTTGGCAAAGCCTCTGTCTCACTATCAATAGTAAAACTTGTTTGAGTAATCATTTTTCTTACTCTTAATTTTGAGTTCATATCAGCTTCTACTAGCTTGATAAAATCATCACTAATCTCCGATGTTAAATCACTTCTATTTAACCAATTAGCAATTGATGTTTTTAGAGAACTATAATTTGTTAATGCCATTAAAATCTTCCTGGTGCTGTTCTAAAATATTTGTAATCAGAACTATTTAATTTTTCTTTTAAAATTTTAGTTTGAGTTTCTTTAGGTAGAGCAAACCAATTACCATTGTTTTGATCACCATTATATTCTTTAGCCCAAATTTCTAAAATTATTGTAGGGATAGAAGCTATTCTTTTTAATCCTTTATCAGGTGAGTAACCATCGTTTTGATTATATAACTTTTTATTGTGTTCTAAAATTGGCTTATGATCAATTTTTCTTTCTTGGACAACACCCTTTTCTGTGCCATAAAAAGTCTCTGTTACTAAACCATTTTTTTCAACAATCTTACTCATCGACCACCACCTTTATATCTAGTTTGTTTCTTTTGTCTTTTCTCCGATTTAGATTGAGATTTTTTGTGAACCCCTTTTCTTTTAGGAGGTTTATCTCTAGGAACAAAATGAACAAATTTCTGTTTAGCCACTTAACTCAGTTACATAAAGATCGCCACTACCTATAAAAGCTACTTTCTCACCTGGTCTAATTTTGATAATTTCAATATCATTAGCAGGGATATACATAGAACTTGTTGAAGCAGTTGGTGATCCACCAAAGGCAACATGGCCATTCGCACTTGCGACTATTCTAATAAATTGTGTATGCGCTAACATTCCATCAGCTGTTGCTGAACTTGATCCACTAGATGTTACTTTTTGTGTTTTGATTGGAAACAATCCATAATTATATGACATTAATATTTTCCTTTTTTACTTTTGACTTTTTTGCCTTTTTTCTTTGCAAAGGCTTTAGCTTTTTTCATTCCACTTTTTGTGTATGAAAACTTTTTTTTACCTACCATTGGCATAATTAATTTCTCCTAATAAATTTTGTTGGGTACTTGGGGGATGTACCGCTAGGCAAGTTCCCCCAAATTCTATTATCTTCTAATAACGTAAGTAAGTTCCATTTTAGATGAGTTAGTTGAACCACCATCTGTGATTGCCTCAATAACTGAACCCTCATTTACACTATTTAATGAAGTTGGCTCAACTTCGTATTGTTTACCAGCTGAACCTGATGCTACATGACTAATCGCAGCTGACGTACAAGCTACACCATCTATTTCAAAAGTGATTGCTGCAGTTCCAGTAGTTGCAACTTTGTTATGTGCAAAAATTTTAACTATTCTTCCTCCATCAGGTACTACAACAAATGTTGAAGAAGCTGATGATACATTAGGAATATGTGATGTTAAAAAATAATCGTTAAGTGTTCTCATGTTTTTCCTTTTTAGTTTGCTTCGTTCCGACTTTAAAAATCTTCAAAGACCAAACAAAATGTTAATTGCATATAGGGGGATTGCTCCCCCTATAATAATATCTATTACGATGTAGTTAAATCGAATACTGCACCACTTGCTTTTTCGTTTTTAGAAACAAGTGTGTATTCTGCTAACAATGCTTGTTTAGTAGCATCACCAGTTTTTGCTAAGTCCATAAGAGAGAAGTCTCTTAAGAAAGCTGTAGCCCACATATCTGGTTGAAGTACAAAACAATCTCTTGATCTTGAGAATCTATTTGGAACAACAGTCATTGATCCAAAGTCAGATTCATAAACATCAACAGCAGCTACAAGTCTTTTGTTTTCTGCAGGGTCAAATCTAGTTGATCCACCTGTGAAACCAGAAAGAACTTGTTTGTTGAAAGAACCAAGCATGATCATTGATGGATCACCACCCTCATCCCAACATTTTTTGATTACGTTTTTAAGTTGAGATTCAGTGAAAGCTCTTTGAGTTCCATCTGTTCTTGCAGTTCCAGGTACGTCAACACTTGATACTTGACCATTTGCTCCACCTGAACCAGCGTCATTGTTTGTTTGTATCCAACCTGCTAATCCAGCAAGTTCTCTAGCTGTAGAGTCATCACCAACAACAGGTGAGTTGTTTGCGCATAATGAAGATTCCATATCTCTCTTAAGTTCTTTCGAAGCTTTTGAGATTTGATAAGCTAATTCATTATTTCTACCAGCTTTTGATACGCTATCTAAAGTACCAGAAACAATCACAGATTTTCTTGAGATTTGTGTTCTGTTATTTACTCTAGTAGTAGCCGATGGTGCAGAAAAACCAATTTCATCACCCTCTATTTGTGCATTATTTGATACAGCTGATGCTAAACTGTCGGTTTGCCATTCATGTAAAACGGCTGTTGCTTTTTCTTTGCCAATACCACTCATAAATGGTGTTTCAGTTGGTGAGATAGAGTATATCAGATCAGATAAATCTTCTCTCAAACCTTTTGCATCGTATTGACTATATGTTCCAGTTACCTGTGCCATAGTTTGTCTCCTTTAATTGAGTTATTTATTGTTAATCATATCTAAAAATATGCTTGCAGCGTCTTTGACGCTTCCACTTTTCTTTAGACGACTCAACTTTTCTCTTTTGGCCTTGAGACTTACATCACTTTGATTTTGCTTAACCCCTGAAGATAAAACTTTACCTGGCTTAGAAATCTTTTTTGCTAAACCTGGTTTTGAACTTTGCATATTTCTATATTTCATAGCATCGTTCACCAACATCACTATTCTATGATCATATACTTGTGCAATCTCTTGATTATTAAAACCATAGTTTGTCAAAGTATTCTTCATAGAAGCTTTTAATTGAGAAGCTTTTTGAGGATCATTAAACTCAGGCATCTTAGCCACTAATTTAGTTTGTTGATCTTGTAAAAAACTTTCAAATTGTTGTTTTTGTTCGGTTTGAGATTTTTGCATAGCTTGATCAAGTTTTTCTTGTTTCTTTTTCATTCTACGTTCAATCCTCATGGCCTCACTTGGATCATCTTCATACAACTTTTCTAAATCCACTTGATTAGCTTCTTCATTAAGTTGTTGTTGAGCAATAGACATCATTTGATTTAACTCAGTTAGCTTTTGAGAGTAGTCTTGTCTTTGCTTTTCAGACTCAGATTGAAATTGCTTTCTTTGATTGGAAAGTTCCTCAGTCTTTTGTCTATAATCAGCATCTCTTGAGTAACCATTTCTCAACTCATCAAGGGTAACATCAAACTCTTGTCCATTCACTTTGACTTTGTGTAATGGGGAATCTTGTTTCTCTTGAGTATCAATTTGTTCTTCTTCTTGAGATACGTCTTCGGTTGTTTCTACTTCGGTTTCTTCTTGCGATTCCACCTCTGTTTCTTCTTCCTTTATTTCCTGTTCTTGAGGTTGATCTTCTTGAGAAGATTCCTCTTGTGTAAGTTCAGGAGAATTTTGTTTTTCTTCCTCAGGCTTTTCTTCGTTTTGACTTTTTGGGTCCAGTAGGCCTGCTATTGTTTTCGTTGCTTTTTGTATATCAGTTTCAGCTTCCTTTAAGGGATTGGCATAATTCTCTGATGACATATTATATTCCTTTTAAGTTAAGTTCCTGTTGTGTAGGTTGACTTATCCTAAACTTTTTGTTTAGAATTTTTTATTTCGAATATTAGTTCTAAAATCTTCTAATTGTTTAGAAGCTAGTTTCCCTGTATCTAAAATTTCTAATAAATTTTGTTCGACTTTGCCAACTATATTGTAAGCTAACCAAAGCTTTTCTCTAGTTGTTTCTTCTTTAGCACCTGTATTAAACAAACTATCACTATAAACTTTTTTTAATTTTTCAAAACTTTCTTTAAGTAATGGATTTTCAAAAAGTTGTTTAGCTTTGTTCGATTGGCTTATCTCCTCTTGGAGTTTGTCCACTTGGTCTTTGTTCATTTAGTTCACTTACTTGTTGTTGTAATGTGTCGCTACTTCGTTGTGCTTCTAAAAAAGTTTTATTTCTATTATTCGTAATTAACTTTTCTAAGTCGGCATCGGCTTTCATTTTGGCCATGTCAACTTGAGTGTTATATTTAAGTTCAAGTTCTTTTATTTTTGTTTCAAAACCTAAAATAGCTTCTGCAGTATCAGCTTTTAATTTTTTATTTTCTAATTCCAACTCTGCTACTTTACGTTTTTCTTCACTTTGTATTCTAGTGAACTCAATTTTTTCAATTGGTGTCAAAGGTGGTGGTGGTTTTGGTTGAACCATTTGCTTACCTTGATCAGGGTTGACAAAGTAGTTTTCAACATTTTTAAGCCCTGCGTTCTCAATAATTTTTGCTAAACTATTGTAAATGTTTTTTAGGCTTACCATTGGGTATTCTTGGCCACCTTGTAAATTGAAAGCTTGTAATTGTCTTTCTAAAATATTGTTGAGCATCATAATTTGTTGCTCTTTTGATCCACTTCCCAAACCAACTGAGATAGAAACATTAAATTTATTTCTCCACTCCGTAGGTTTAACAGGTACGAATTGATTATTTAATTCTACAATTCTTTCTTTGTCTTGATACTTACAAGTAAGTTCAAAGATACGTCTAAATAAATCCTTAATCCCTGTCTCCGCAAATACTCTAGCAATCAACTCCATTCTCATTTGAGATTGGGTCATAATTGCATTAACCCCTGTAGCTGTTTTGTTTAAGCTATCTGCGTCTAAACCTTGATTATATCTAGTAATCCCTGTTCTAGTTTCTCTAATCGTATCAAGGTATTCCAATAAAGGGAAAGCTTGTTGAGAAATAGTTTGTGATTGCATTGGCATCATAACTTGGCTTGGTGGTTGTTTAGTTCTAACCACACCCCCTGGTCTTGATGTTAGTAGGTCATCCAAGTTGACCATACCATCCATAATCGCAACTCTATTATTATTTGTTAGATACATATTATCTAACAATTGTCTCATAACTGTAGATTTAATTAATTGAACATCCTCTACTAATTCAGCAACGGATCTCCCATAAAATCTATGAGGCATAGGAATAGGAGTTAGAGAGCAAAAAGGAATATTATCACAAGCCATGTTTTCTAGGATTGTGTAACCTCCAGCTCCAGCTACGGTTACTTTTCTTAACTCATTTATACCATCGCCATCCATATCGACTTTGATGTAGCACTCATATAACTCTACTTCTTGTGAAGTTTCGTCAGGTGCATCTTCGAATGGGCTTTCATCAATATCGCTATATCTAGTTAGTCTTTCATCGTTATAAATAATATTATTTGATGTTGGAAGACTCTCAACTATTTCTCTATCAAAACCCATTTCTAATAGATCGCTTCTAGTTTTTAAAACTCTATGCGCTACGAAATTTGCATCTTCAATAGACTTAGCTGTTTTTTGAATTAAAAATTCCTCAGGTGGTACGTTTTCAATTTTTACTTTTCCACCTTTTGATGTTCTTTTGATAATACAATTATGTAACATAGGAGTAGGAATATCACCCACTTCTTGTCCTTGCATTTCTGCTAATTGTTTCATTTGCTCAAGTTGTTCTTTTGCTTTTTCATCTTCAAAAGTTTCTTCTTCAACAACTTCAACATTTTCATCGTCAATCAATAAAGCGTATTCTTGATCGTTTAAATTTTCATACGTCTCTTGCTCAACACTTTTAGACTCATCCCAAAATACTTTTACAATTCCATTTTTTTCTAACAAAGCATCTTTGAACCAAGTGTAAAGAATACTAAAACCATTATTATCTTTGTTAAAGATATAATTAATATAATTAGTAGCTTGATCTGCTATAGGAACATCTTCACTTTTTGTAGGCTCACATCTAACTACTTGATCACTAGCTGTGAATATTCTTAACAAATTAGGTAAGATTGTTTCAACGGTGTCGGCTACGTCGGTTGAGACTACTTGTGATCGACCATCAATCTCTGTGCCAAGCTTTTCACCCATGTAATACTCTAAAGATTTTTTTCTTTGAGAAGTAAGATTACTTCCCATAAATCCTATAGAGTTATTAATCTCTGCATCAATAATTGATCTTAATTCTAAATCTGTAACTTTATCTGCCATATTAAACTATATAATTCGTATTGATTGGAACTTCGCTTTTCCAATTGCTCATTTCTACCCCTTGTCCAACTACACCTGTTCTAAATGCGTCTGAACAATGTGATGCGAAATTGTGCAAAGGTTTATTTCTAAAGCATTGGTTTTTATCATCCCATCTTTTTTGATAAGCTTTTAAATACTCAATACCTAATTTGCATTTCTCCTTGTCAAACCAACAATTCGTTAATGCTTTTCTTGTCGCCTCAATACCATCTTCAATAGATAATTTGGGAGCTACCTCAAACGCTATTCCTAATTCTAAAGCACTCTCTAATCTTGACTTACCCATGTTACCAAGTTCTCTAACTTTAATATCATGTGGTGCTATATGTTTAGAATATTCGTAATCTTTTGAATCTAAAATATCTTTATAATGATCAAGGCCAAAACCACTATTTTCATAGTAATCAATTAATCTTGTTTCACCTTTATACTTTTGAGCAAACCAAATACAAGTTTGATCGTTCATCCCTAAGTCCCAGTACGTTTCAACATCTAAGTTGTCATCGTACTCAACATTGGTAATCCTACCTTGCTTGTTTAATTCTTCTATTATTGCTCCATAATAAGAACCTGTAATCGCAGCGTTGAAGCTACACTCAAATTCTTGAGAATAAAGATCAGCTGACATTACACTTTGCGCAGCTTTTAATTCTTCTTCGTCTAGTATCTTTGTTTGACTAGCTTTAAATAGACAAGCGTACCAATCTTTGTTGTCTAACGCTTGTTCATATAATTCACAAAAATAATTTCTACCTTTTGGCGTACCGATAAACACACACCAACCTTTACGATCTGCCAATGCCGGTCTAATGATCTCTGGGAATATAGTAGGCTTAATAGATTGTGTTTCATCGAATACACATCCATCTAAAAATATACCCCTGAGAGCCTGATCATTCTCTGCGCCTAAAATTGTGATCCTTGCACCATTTGGCAAATCACATCTAAGTTCGCTTTCGTTAAATTTTGTACCAGGTATCTTCCCTGCGAATTGTTTTATATAATCCCATGCTGTGCTTTTACCTTGCTTGAAAGTCGGAGATAGGAAAGCATATCTTGAGTTTGGCAAAGGATTCATCAAAGCACTACGCAACATATGGTTGATCATCATTACTGTCTTACCAGCCCTCCGATGTAGGACCAGGACGTTGAAACGGTGCTTATCAATTTTTTTGTGCAAAAAATTTTGTAAATCTCTTGGCTTGTATGGAATAACAATGTTTGGCATTGTAAAACAAAACCCCCCTAATGTACTGTGACTCCTTGAGGAACATTTAATAATTGTTCTATGCCAAAATCTTCCATGATGTGCGATGAGAAGTATCTACATTCGGATAGGTCATTGAAGCCACCAAAGTGAACAACAACTGATTTACTACTTTCCATAATATATATTACTGCTGAGTAACCTTGTTTATCATCGTCAAAGTCCATCATTGAAATTCCTATTCTTCTTCTAGTAATTTTTTAAATATTGAAAATTCTTTAT